AGGAGTTGCCGCTGGTGACCGGCGCCTTGTCCGCGGATTGCGAGCACCAATTGACGCCGTTGACCCACCCCGTCTGGGTGACGGTGTGGGTGTCGCCGACGCTCGGTCCGAGCGTCATCGCGATCGCGTAGGGCGTGCCCGTCGCCAGCAGGTTGCTGCTGGCGGCCTTCCGGTCGGACGACCCCAGGACGACTTGCAGCGAATTGTCCGGGATCGACGAATCGCCGAGCCGGAAGCCGAACGTCGAGTCCGCATTCCAGAAGAGCCCGCTGATGAACGGGGATGACGCCTGGAAGGAGGCGAACGACACCCACACGATCGCCGTCAGGTCCGAGCTGGTCGAGATCGTCGCATGCCGGAGCTTGTAGACCGGCCCGCTCCCGAGCACCGATGTGATCGCCGCGCCACCACGGCTGGCGCCCCAGGCGAGCGTGCCGCTCTCCAGGGTCATTTGCAGGCCCGACACGGCATCGTAGGGCAGCCATGAGCCCTCGTTGAACGGCCAGAACGCCGCCAGCCCCTTCGCCAGCGGCCGGGACCAGTCGATCGGCGTCCCGAGCGGCGGCTTGCCCGGATATCTCGAGTAGATCGGCACGCATCAGATCCCCGTCACCGTGCCGATTTGCGCGGTGCACGTCGACGACGTCCCGCCGGTCTGCTGCGTGAAAGTGACTTTTGCATGGTCCGTGGTCGGGTCGAGGGCATATTTGAAGTCGTAGGTGCCCGCCGCCAGGCTGGTGGAGAAGACGGGCCCGAGATAATAGGTCGTGCCGCCGTCGGGGCTCTCCTGGACCTGGAAGCTCGCCGCGGCCGTCGGCGTGCCGACCACGACGATGTCGACGAACAGCGTGGCCGCGTAGACCGTGCTGACGTCCTTGGCCGCGCTGGTCGAGGTCGTCGTCTGGCCCGAGAAGACCGCTATCGAGGATTTAGATGCAGCCATGTATAATCAGTCCCGGAGGGTCACCATGAAGATTTCGGAGCTGATCGGTCATCTCGAGCGATTGAAGGCCGAGCACGGCGACTTGCCGGTGATGTACTGGGACGCGGAATACGACGGCGTCGACAACGACGTCGACGAGGTCGGCTTCGTGCCCGAAGTGATCAACGAGGGCGTCACCAAATTCATCAGGGATGGCATCCCCGGCGAGACGCCGTGGAGGGTGCGGCATGAGGCCCGCATCGTCATCCGCTAGCCCCCGCCGAGACGCGCGCCGCCTCGATATCGAAGTCGTCCGCCGCCCGCCCGAGGTGCGCCACGTCCCAGCCCACGACGCTCGGCCAGGCCGGGTCGGGCTGGGTCGCGTTGACCACCGCACCGAGCGCCGTCATGTCGGCCACCGTGAGCAGGTTGCGGGCCCGCAGGATCTTGCCCCAACGCACCAACCGGGGGACGTTGTTCGCGTCCACGTCCTCCAGGAACGACGGGATGGCCGAGGCCAGGGCCGCGACGTTGATCTGATTGATCGACGACACGGCACCGATGATGTCGTCGTAGGTGAACGGCTTGGGGATGGTCGGCTGCGCGACGGGATTCGCCTGCGTCTGGCTCGCCATCGCGGCGCGGATCTGCGCGTCCGTGTTGGACCACGTGCCGACGAGCCCCGCGACGAATTGCTTGATGGCCGTGACCTGGCCAGGTGTGGGATTCATGCCTTGTTCGCCTCCCTCTCGACGCCTTCCCTCAAGAGCCGGATCGCCACCTTGCGGGCCGCCTCGCCGGCCGACTTGAACGCCCGGAGCATGTAATGGGCCGACCGGGACCTTTCCCGGTGCTCCGCGCCGGCCCTGAGCTCGCGGACCGATAGCATCTTCGTCGCCGCCTTCGGGCCGCCCTTCTTCTTCCGGCCGTATTCCACGATGGCCGGGTAGAAGTAAGTCTTGCCGTTCTTGCTCGTCTTCTTGGTCTCGGCGTTGGCGTCGATCCGCGCGTCGATCGACACCTCGGACCGTTTACGCTTCAGCCCCGCCCGCACGACGACGTTGGATTTCAGCGTCCCGGTGAGGTATGGGGCGATCGCCCTGATGGCTTTCGCGACCAGCTTCATGGCCGCCCGCGCCGCCCGGTTCGCCACCTTTATCTGGATGCGCGTCGGGAGCGAGCGGAGCCTGCGATCGATCGAGGCGATGCCGGTGACGACGACCTTGACGCTGGCAGCCATCAGCTCTGGAGAATCCCGATCTTGATGGTCGTGGCCGATGTGCACGTCACGAATGCGGTCGTCACGTCGGTCGTCCATGGGTTCGTGACGCCCGAGGACTTCGACCATTTGTAGGTGGGGTGCGGGATGCCCGCCACCAGCGTAATCGTTTCCGAGGGGCTGCCGCTGCTGTTCGTCTTGATCGTGCAGTTCTGGTCCGCCACGATGTAGGACGATTGCAGGTTGGCTTTGGTGAAGGCCAGGGTGAGCGAGGCGTTCGTCGAGGACGCGGGGAACGTCGTGACCGTGCTCGTGAACGTGCCGCCCTGATCGGTCGCCTGGCCGCTGATGCTGCCGGTGCCGGTCCCGGACCAGGCATAGATCGACTGGATCTTGGTGGTATAGCTCGCCATCAGTTCACGATCTCGTTACAGGTGAGTTCCCACTTGGCATTCGCCTCGTCCACGTTGTTGGCGAACACGACGTCATACCGCTTGCCGGTCCGGACGTGGATCAGGTACATGGTCGGCCTGATCAGCCGATTCGGGTTGCTGGAGGTGGACGGGATGGCCGTCCCGAGCCAACCGAGCTCGATCTTGTGTGTGACGACGTTGTTCGCCTGCTGGGCGGATATCATGTCGCGACCCGACAGGTTCCTCACGCTGCCCCAAAACGTGCCGATCAGGGTCCCGGTCGTGCTCGGCTGGCCATAATCATTGAGGTCGCCCGGGACGTCATAGAGCTGGAGCCGCTGATCCCGCGTGCCCGGGTCGTCCGCCATGCCCGGGAGCATCAGCGGTATTCCCCGGTGCGCTCGGAGTTGAGCAGGGCGTCGTACATCGGCGTCGAGAGGAACTGGCCACCCTGCCCGAAGATGATCCCGCTCCGGTACATGTAGTTCGCCGCGATCAGCGTCCGCATCGCCATGCGGATGGACATGGGGACGTCGTCCGCGGTGTCGCCGTAGCCGCAGGTGTAGGCGATCTGTACGGCATCGTCGTTGGGCAGGACGAACGGCCAGTAGGAGCCGATGGGCACCCACACCCGCCCCGGGGTCGAGCCCTCGGAAAATCGATAAGCCCCCGCGTCGATCGTGGTCAGATCGCCCATCATGTCCACGTACCGGACCGACACGATCGATTGCAGCGGCGGATAGGGGAGATTGATCGGGCCGGACAGGTCGGCGAAGTCGTTCAGATAGAGCGTCTTCGTCTGCGTGATCAGCGCCCGGCCGAGGTCGGCCTCGACCTGCATCCGGACGGCCGCGATCAGGTCGGAGACGATCTGGTCGTCGTCGGGCGTATTGATGCGGGCCCACGCCTTCGCCTCGTCCACCGTGACCGGCTCGACCGCGGGCGGGACGGTCGTCACCACCCGCATGCACGAGCCGGCCGTGGCGAAGCCGTAGGGGTACACTCAGACGGCCCCCGCCCTTTGCGGCCGTCCGGTCATCTGCTCGGCGCGGGCCGGGCGCGGGTCCTGGCCGGGCCGGTCGACGTCGGGCGCGTCCTTGCCGGGCCGGATCAGCACTTCCGGCCCGTCGCAGAAAATCCCCATGTCCTGCGCGACGAACTTCTCGGCCAGTTCGTCCGGCATGGGCACGACAGAACCCGGCTCGACGATCTCGAGCTGGTCCGTGTCGAGCTCGATCCGCTCGCCCTTCTCGTTCCGACGGCCCCGCTTGAGGTGCTGATAAGCGTAATGCCGATTGACCTTCACGTACCGCATCGGTGCTCCTATCAGGAAAGCGCGATATCCATCATCTTCACGAACGATTCCGGGTGACGAATCTCGATGTCCACGTCCTGGAGCGTGGTGATGATGACGCTGCCGGACGCATCGGCCGAATAGGGATTGACGATCGTGTCCGAGCCGCCCCACGACGCAATGATCATGTCGGCCCAGCGGCCGAAGAACATGGCGTGCAGATTGGAGCCGCCGCCGTGCGTGAGGTTGGTGGGCAGCAGATTGGTGACGCCCACTTTGTACTCGTTCAGGGGGGTCGGCCCGCCATCCCAGAGGTAGACGGGGAAGGTAGAAGCCGGCACCTTGACGGTCGTCTTGAGCAGGCCGCGAATGGCCGTGTCGATGATGTAGCCGATCGACGAATCGCTCGTGTCCACGTTCAGGTTGGCGAGATTCGTCTCGAGCGCCACGATGTTCGCATACGTCGGCACGGCCCCGCTGGTGCCGGCCGAGATCAGCGGGACAAGCGGATTCTGTCCGAGGCCGAGAGGCTGGCCACCCGAGCCCGTGCCGTTGAGCGCCACCCGCTCGATCTCCCGGGCCTTGACCGCATCCTGATCGGCCCGGATGAACGATTCGGCATCCAACGAGGTCTGCTCCAGGAACCGCCTCGTGTAGACCGTGCGGACGCCCACGGTATGGGGAGTGAACAGCACCTGGTCGACCGTCGGCGTCGATTGGGTAACGTCCTGTCCCTCGCCGACCCAATAGGCCGTCGTCGTCGAATTCTGCCGGGGCAGCGCGAACAACCCCTGCATGTTGTCCATCATGGTCACGCCCATCTGGCCGAGGACCGTCTTGGTCCGGAGGATGTCGATCAGGCCGCCGAGGATCGTCGGGATCGAGCCGGCCCCGGTGGCGGTCGAAGTCACCGTGGTCGCCAGGTCGGTCGGGGTGTAGGCGTAGGACTCGGCTTCGAACCTCGCCCCGTTCTCCCGCATGTATCGCCAGGACGCGGGCACGTCCACGGGGAGCTGATTCGGCGCCAGGAACCCCTTGGGCTCGCGGAACGACTTGCCCCGCCGCTTGCGAAGCTCCTCGTCGGTCTCCTTCTCGATACCGGTGAGCCCGAACCGACCGCCGTTGTCGAGGTACTCGCGGCACGCCTTCAGGAACGAGTATTGATGCCGTTCGCCGCGCGTATTGCCCGGGTCCTCGTGCGGGAGCGGGTCGGTCTTGCGCCCGGCCGACTCCTTGCCCCTCGCCTCGAGTTGCTGGGCGTACTCGAATCGCTGAGCCTTCTCGATCGCGAGGTCGAAAGTGCCGCCCTCCTTGCCGCTCTTGATCTCGTCCCAGAGCGCGTCGATCCTCGCGTCCCGCTCGGGATTGGGCGATGCGCCCTCCTTGGACGCCTCGATGTTCAGCCGGTTGAACTCAGCGACGCGCTCAGCCTTCTGGCGCGACAGCTCGAGCACGGTTGGCATGGTCAGCCCCTTTCTTGGGAAGCCAGTTGCGCCAAATAGGCGAGACGTTCTTGCATGAGGCTGCGACGAGCAGCCACCTCTCTGGATGCTTCGAATGCGGCCCGCGCCGACTCGAGCGCGAAGGCCGCGACGGACGTCTGAGAGAATGCCGGGACCGTCACGGGCCCGACGTCGTACAGCGCGGAGATCCCGTTGATCGTGCGGATCGGGGTCTCGCCGCTGAAGTCCCATTCGTCGATGTCGATATCACAAGAGAACGAGCACCCGCTCATGTCGCCGCGGCGGATCGCCTCGACGTAGTGCTGCGCGAACTCCGTCGCGGGAGGCTGGCCCTCGAAGTAGAGGCCGCGCTCGTCGGTGGACAGGCTCAAGGTCCCCGACCGGGTGCGGCCGAGGAGCAGATTCGAGTCGTGGTTCACGAGCAGCCGCACGTCGGCCCCCGGGACCACGCGATCGAACGCACCCGGGGCGATCCGGGTCCGGAAGCCGCCCAGGTCCTCCGAATACACGTTGTAGAGGGCCGCATAGCCGCGGATCTTGGGCGGTTGGCCATCCCCGGCCGAGAAGACCTCGGCGTGCGGCTCGGCGAAGAAAATCGTCGATTTCCCGGGGATTTTCGGCGATTTTTCCATCAGATCACCCCGTTTTCATGGGAAAAATGGCCGTTGAGCCGGTGCGAATAGCTCCCGGGCGACGTCTGGGTCGTCTCGTCCTGGACCGGGCCGGCGCCCGTCTCGACCGGCAACTCGCCCGCGACGCCCCGCCCCTCGGCGTTGAGGAGCTCGATCGTGTTCGCCGTCCGGAATCGCGCGTCGCCGCCGGCCGCGGTGCCGATCGGATTCATGTCCTCCCAGCTCCGGATCTCATCGACCGACATGCCGAGCTGGAACATAATCTGATAGTAGAGTGCACGATCCTTGATGCTGGCCCTGAGCAGCGCCCGGATATCATGGCGCAGGTAGTAACCGAGCCGGTGTTCCTTGTCGGTGAGGAGCTTCAGCCCGAGGCATTGCTCGACCCGCTCGCACCACGGCCGGAGGACGGTCATCAGGTAATCGAGGTTCGATGCTTCGATGTTCGCGAGGTGGGCCTGGCTGTAGTCACCGACCTTGTGAGGCGG